CTCAGTCCTGGCTCCCTTGTAAGCTTTGGAGAGATTATCAATCGTGTCTTTATCTGTTTTTCCTTTTAGATGATCTGCCAAATCTTCAGGAAAATAAGCTTCGGGTGTTTCCACCTTCTTGACTTCCGGTGCGGCCTTCGGGTCGATCGGATCTCCTTGTGCATTTACCTTTGGATTGGGGTCATGTCCTTCGGGAACGCCATCGTCAACTTTGACCTTGCCTTCTTCTTTTTCGACTGCTTTGGCCAGTGTGCCTTTCTCAGCAGGTTTTTCTTCAGCCGGTTTGGTTTCAACCTTTACTTCTGCTTTTTCTTCCGGTGCTTCTGCTTTGGTTTCCTCAGCAGGCGCATCTTTTGTTTCTTCAGCCATTATTTTTTCTCTATGTTATTGCCTTGATAATAAATGATAAACGAAGCAACGGCAGCCAGCAAGGCGCTCTGGTTGCCATCACGAAAACAACCTCGAAGGTGATCCCGCAAGTCCACGCATCTGTCATAGGTGACTTTGCGCTGTATTTCGATCTTTTCCCGTTTGGTTAAAATCTTTTCTTTCTTCGGTACTGTTTTTGCTTCGGGTACTGCTTTCGCTTTCGGTACTGCCTTTGATTTCGGCGCAGATTTCTTTTTAGAGTTTGACATCTTCTTTCCTTTTCTGTTGGGGTTCTGCCGGGTTCAACGACAGATGTATTTGAGAGACAATCGCGTGGACAATTCCATTTTGTCCTTCGCGCATAAACCCGTATTGCATGGGGTTGGGGTGATCTGGATTAAACGCAGCGCGCCGCAAGGTATTGTCGAGAAGCCATTCCAGGGTTTTCTTCCCGGCTTCGGTTCTGAAAGTCGAATAAACAGCATCGGCCAGTTCTTTTTTCCTGGCGATCTCCTCAGCAGTTTCGGCTTGGTTCGCTTCCCTCGTTCCGGTTTCGTCAAATCCTGGCCATCCAGAATTAAGAAAATCCTTGCCGAGTTTGTCGATCATACCTTGTGCGGTCGGTTCTGTCTGTCCGTTTATGCTCATATTAATTGTCCTGTGTTAATGCCAAACGCGGTACATTTTATGCTTTCGAGTGAGGAAAGATCATCGGCAATTGTAACAATTAATTCTTCGTTTCTATCACCATCCAGTCTGAGAACGCCGTTGACCTCATACATGGCCCGGAAATCAAAATAAATCACAAAACTGGCTTTGGAAGGATTGGGGCTGATGTCTACAACGCCTGACGTATATAGAAGCAAATCCTCGAAGGACATGATTGATTGTGGTGTCAATGATCTGACCACCTGTCCATCCCTGAAAACCTCCATCTTTATTCCTTCTGTAAGGGGCGGCGCAGACATCGGTGGGTCATCCACGAAGGTTATATTGATGCGACGAATAGCAAAACTTTCTCCGACAGGTGGCGAAATCTTGAATTGCTCTGGCGTTACGGAAAAATCTTGTGCTAAATTGAACTCACCAGTACCATCACCATTGGTCGAAAATACTTGGCTCAGAAAATTTTTAAAACCAGTCATCGTTCCTCCTATGCTGCCCGCTGTAATGGGACAACATTATTACCGCCGCCCCTTGGTTTGTCAATAGCCTCGGCTTGCTGGCGGGCCGCTTCAGCCTCAATCAATTCCTGTTCCTTCTGATCGCGTTCGGTTGTACTCCTGGTCAGTTTGCCGTCAACCCCAAGTTTATTGGCGAACCATAAACCGAAGTCTTCCGTCTTGGCCTGGACCGCAAGTGCCTGCGGCCCCATCAGTGAAATCAAAATCTGCGCCCACTGGATAACTGTCTGGACATCATCAAGGTTCTGTTTCTTGGACAATGGTGAAACCACTTGGACCTTGACAAATAACTGATTGACCAGATCCGAATTGAGCGAAATAAGACCCAGACGGTCGAGAATATGAACTACCCGTTTAATCAGGTTGTTGATCAATTCATGTTTGATGCGTGGGAAAGCTGCGCCAATGTCTTCACGCAAATCGCGCATCCTTTCAATAATTTCTGTTGCCGATCTGACCGGCCCTGCGACTGGTGGAAGCTGATTATCAAACAGGATTTTCTTGATATTGTTGCGCTGGTCTTCAAGAATGATCTGGGCCACGTCAAAGTTCCGTGATGTTTCAAGAGGAACGATCGAAGCGCCGCTATTGCCACCTGTGCTGGCGACCCTGATCATTGCGTTCGGGGCCATTCTGATTGTGTCCGGGTTGGTCACACCATCATCAGCAACCAGGAACGGGGATGCAATAGCCAGCGCTCCATTCTTCAAAACCATTTCGACCACCTTGTTGGCGGTCTTGATATCGGGCAGGGCGATAACACCGGGACCACGACCGAAAACTTCACCGGGCATCTTGGTCCAGCGGGTAACAATCATCGGATTTTCCTTGTATTCCCGGTTGACCAATTGCTGTTTCTTTTCCTGACCGCGCCATAAAACTTCATAAGCCCAATTATTTTTGGATGTGTCCCAATAGGTTGCCTCAATAATCTTGACTTCCTTGTCGCCTTCCTTGCCAATAGCATCCCATTCTGCGGGTGTATTGGCATCAGGCCATGTGCGCTTGACCAGACGGGCTTTGAGTTTCCATTCACGGTACATCTCATCAATACCGTTATGCGGTCCTTCGGCCAAGGCAAGTTGCGCGGTCGGGACAGCAATGAAATGAATCGGTTTTCTGAAATCACCTTCAAGCACCAGCATCGCGCCAGTGCCGACAATCAATTCCGCATAGACTTCAGAAATCACCACGTTGAAATTGGAACTTTCCAGCACATGAAATATCATATCGGTGACATCCGACAATTCACGGTTTAATTGCTGTTTCTGGTTTTCATCTGTAACCGCTGGTCCGGCTCTTAATTCAAACCAGCGTTCAAACGGCGGGGTCAATCCGGTTTGCAGGCGCGAGACAAATCTCTGCGAAGCAATCAGCGCGGTACTATCGAAGACCCGGTCCTGTTTGTGTTCTCCGGGCTGATGTTTGGGAAAGATATTCCGGTTGGGAAGACAAAATTCAAATACATCCTCTTGCAGATCACGCCATTGTTCTCTGACTTTCCAGGCATTGCCAAAACGCGCGAAAACCTGTTCTGTGGTCAGGTTGCCCATTAAAATGGCCGGGTGATAAAGCCGCCCTGATCGCCGCCACCGTCGCCTCCGCCTCCGCCGCCTCCGGCGCCTCCGCCGCCAGCACCAGCACCGCCCAATACCCCGCCGGTCAGACCAGTACCACCGCCACCGCCACCAATAAACCCACCGCCTGTCCCGGCGATACCACCGCTGGACGCCCCAAGCAGAAGATTACGGCCTGATGTCAGCCCGCGCCTTAGACGCGCTGCGGCTTCTTCGAGTAAACGCTTCTCTTCTTGCCGTTCACGACCGGCTCCCTGTCGTTGTAACCTGATCAATTCCGGGGATGGCCCTGCTGGTTTCTTTGGCCCAACGAAAAGTGATTTCAATCCTTTGAAAACTGCGACCATTTTAAATCTCCTCGAAAAATCGTGCCATCATTAGATGATCTGTTGCGCCGGGGCCATAGTATCTTAAAAACGCCTCGGTTTCAAATTGTAATGCCTGGGCGAAACGTATCGCATTTTGACGGGTCGGGTCAACCGTTGTGTGCAAACGCTTTATTGACAGGGCTTTACAGGTGCCTTCGATCCAGAAATTTATGACCCTGACAGCCGCCTGTTTATGGGTCAGCATCTTGCGGGTCGGGAAGATCCAGCCTTCGGCGACCCCTTCCCAGATAATTGTCAAACCGAACACGACAACGATTTCGTCACCGAACCTCAAGGTATAATGATGGGATTTGTCGAGAACATAATCAAGATGTTCCTGGCTCTCCGGGATGAAGAAGGCCATGTCTCTGACATACTCAAAATCAATGTCTTGTAGCTGAAGGGCTTCCTTCTGGCAGAAGTAATTTTCTCTGAGTATTTTTTTGAAGTCCATTTCCATTGAGGTTAATATTCCTTGCCGCGCTTCTGGCGACCCTTTCATCAAACAACTCTATTTCCCGTTTTGAATACGCCATGTTTTTGAATTCATCCTGGCTCATGTCGATAGATAAAATCTGTCCCAACTGGCCGAATGCTTTTTCAAACCTGAACCTGAACCCGGCCCGCTTGAGTTTCTTGAGATCACGGCGGGCAAGATGAATGCGGGCCAAGGTATCAACAATCGGATCGGTCGACCAACTGAAATCGGGATAGACAATAAAGGTTGGCCAGTTCTTTTTATCAGCCCCGGCCAATTGTGCAAAATTCCTGCTAGTCAGATTAAGTCCGGTCATTACGCTGGCGGGAAATCTTCGTCGAGGATTTTCTGCTGCATTAAACCAAGCGCAAGGAACAATTGCCCGCTATCGGTAAACACAGCGCTATCGACATTGACCTCGATATCTGCGGTGGCATCGCCGGTCGTGTAAGCGGCTTCAGCAATATCCTGTTTCTGTTCGCCGAGCGCCATGGTAAGTTTAAATCTGGCCATACAAGCCTCCTATAAAAGTTTTGGGAAGGTTACAGATTAATCGAGAAGTGGTCAAGTGTCCCAGACGCTAAAACTCTTGGCGGTTTTTTCGCCATGCCACATTTTATCGCTTTCACTACGACCGGTCATCTGGCGATATTCACCACCACCAAGCAAGGCATAGCCCAGGGCATCACAACAGTGCGAGTAAATGTTCTTGGTTGGCAAATCCCTGAAGATATCCCGCGACAAGACCTGCATTTTGCGGTAATTCCAGCGGCCATTCAGTCCTTTTATGAGCATTTTACAGCGCGGATGAACCATAAATCCGGCTTTTCCGTAACAAAGACGGTTCATCGGCGCCTTGATGGCATCAATCCTTGGCTGTATCTGCCGTGATGGTGCCGCCCTGGCTGGTATACCCGCCCGCCTCAAGTGTTCAAAGATCATGGTTTCGTAAAGATCATCCCGTTTTGCCCCAGCCGGATCACCCCACGCCACTTCGATCGGCATTCCTGAGAACAATTCCTGGTGGGTTTGTTTCAATAAAGCCGAGAAACGCTCAACTCCCATGTCTTCGCAAAGAAGTTCACCATGACAGAGCCACGCGCCCATGCTGTGTCTTTGCAACCAGACGGCAGCCGGGGTCAATGTCCCGCCACCGATGTCCATGCCAAGGATAATTGGCCGGTCGTCGAGAATGGGTAGGTTGGCCGCAACCATTGTTTCCTTGTTGAATTCGGGAATGACCGGCTTGCCTTCCCGGACATAGCCGTCCTGTCCCTTGAGATAGACATGAATATAATCTGCATCCTTGCCGGAGATTTGCCGCCCATAATAGCCGCGGGGGCCATAAACATCTTCCTTCGGCGCGGCCTGTTTGAGATGCTTGAGGTTTTCCGCATCGGGATTGACCACATAAGCCTTATCCTTGTTGTGGATCACCGGCATAGGATGGTCTTTATCATCCGGATGGTGTTTGAAAACCCTGTCTTTTATCCAGGGATCGACCGATTTTGGGTATTTACCGGCGACATCAACCTCGATAATTGCCGGTGGCTGCCTGACGATAATGAAATTGTCCGGCTTGTGCATCGCCCAGTCAGCCAGATAGTGGTCTTCGTCGGGCGGATTTGTATCAGCGATGATCCCTGACCATGTGGTCGGCCCCTTGCGGCTGCCTGGGTACCGTCCAAGCCGCGAGGTATTGGTATCGAACAGGATCTTGGCAATCTCGCGGCATTCGTTCAAGGCAAAGCCGGTACATTCCAAAGACAAAACCTTCTTGACATCTTTGGGGGTATCGAGGGCGATGAAATAAACTTCGAGATGAAGGCCGGGTTCGCCGCGTTCCGGTCGATAGGTAATCGTGTGCTGCATCGGCGAAGACTGTTTCATCAGGCCGCACTTGTGTTCCGGCCAGCATTCCAGCCAGGTCTTGATGGTGGTCATTTTCAACTCGGGCATCGTATTGCGGACGAAAATCCAGCGGGAATAACGGATATTATCTTTTTCGTTGGGTTGCTGCATCAGGGCGCGGCGCATCACTTCATTGCACAGCATAAAGGTTTTACCGCCGCCAACCGGGCCGATCACCACCCGGACAAACTCATCGGCCAGCATGAAATCAAACAGGGTCGGGGCTGAAGAGAAGTCTCTCTCTGGAACCCAGGCTTTAACCATTTTTGTTCTTTTCCTCGACCAGACGGGTATAGGCCGCGACCATATGCCTGACAGCAACACCAAAAGAGGTTCGTGCGGCATCCTTGGTCTTGAAAGTTTCACCGGGAATAGCAATAATCTCGCCATTTGGCGCTCTGACACGCCATGAAAATTCCTTGTTCTCTGCCTTGTAAAGCGTAACTTTAGCCCGTTTTGCCATTTTCAGTCTCCTTTTCCTGTTCTATAGCCCAATCCAGAGCGCATCTGGGACCGCATAATGGTTTGTCCACTCCGGAGTGAAAGCAGGCGGCTATCCCCTTGGCGTCCTTGTGTTTTTCCGCCTCTATTCCTATCCAGTAGCATGACAATTGTATCTTTACGCCACAAATTTCACAGCGCCCGAAAGCAAAATTATACCCGCCAAGTTTGCCAACCACTTGTGGTATTGGAGCCAAGACGTTATGCACCGTTTTCAGTCTCC